AAAAAGAGGTATGATGATTTAAAAAAGCATTATGATGCTAAAATAGAAGAGTTTAAAGGTAAAGAACAAGAACTTTTAGACTTGGCAAAGCAAGCATCAGGGGGAGGTGCTAATTATACACCACCTAAAACGCCTGAAGAATTAACACAATTCAAAGAGCAATATCCTGATGTATATAATGTTATTGAGACTGTGGCTCATTCTCAAGCTGAGAATAAAACCAAAGCTCTGCAAGATGAAATTAAGGACTTACAAGGAGACCGACAACGCCTAACTAAAGAAAAGGCAGAACAGGAACTTCTTAGATTACATCCTGATTTTATGCAGATTAAAGCAGATGCAGATTTTATTACTTGGCTAGAAGAACAACCACCTTCCATAGCAGATGGAGTTACTAAAAATAACACTGACGCTAAATGGGCTGCTAGAGTTATAGATTTATATAAAGCCGATAAAGGTATTTCTCGTACATCAAAAAAGCAAGCCACCAATACTGCTGCTGACTTTGTTCCTACTAAAAAGAAGTCGGAACCAGCCAAAGGCAAGAAAGAGTGGAGTGCTGAGGAAATCAGACGGATGAAACCTCACGAATTTGAAAAGTACGAAAAGGAAATCGACTTAGCAAGAAGAGAGGGCAGAATCCGTTAGTTTATTAACTTTAACTAGAAAGGGGATTCGATTATGGCTATCGGAACTGCAGCAGGATATACTAACCTGCCTTCTGGTAACTTTTTACCAGAAATTTATAGTCAAAAAGTTCTTAAATTCTTCCGTAAAGCTTCAGTTGTTGAGGATATTACCAACACTGACTATTTCGGAGAAATTGAAAATTTTGGCGACACAGTTAGAATCATAAAAGAACCAACTATCACAGTTTCAGCATATACTAGAGGTTCCTCTGTTAATACTCAAGACTTAGCTGACGATGAAATTCAATTAACAGTCGACAAAGCTAATGCATTTGCTTTTAAAGTAGATGACATTGAGGAAAGACAAGGACACATCAATTTTGAAACTCTAGCTACATCTTCAGGTGCATATGCACTTAAAGATAGCTACGATAGTGAAGTTCTATCTAACATTCAATCAAACGTCACATCAACAAATACATATGGTGCTGATCACGCAACAAACTCAATCGACACAGGTTTTGACACTAGTGAAATTGACCCTGTAAACGTACTTGCAAGACTAGGAAGACTTCTAGACGACCAAAACGTTCCTACAGACAATAGATGGGCAGTAGCTGCTCCAAGATTCTTTGAAGAGCTACAGCAAACTAGTTCTAAACTACTTGATGCTAATTTCTTAAATGAAAATAGTTCACAAGTTAGAAATGGTTTAGTTGTTCCTCAATTAGTAAATGGCTTTAGACTTTATAAGTCTAACAACATGCCATCTGCTTCTACTTCAGACGTGCATATTGTTTTAGCTGGACACCAAGGCGGTGTTGCAACAGCTTCACAAATTGCAAAAACAGAAGTAGTGAGAGACACTGAATCTTTCGCTGACATTGTTCGTGGTCTTCATGTCTATGGTAGGAAAGTTCTTAGAACTGAATCCATAGCCCAAGCCTATGTTAAATTAGATTAAGGGGGAAGATAAATGGCTACATTAACACAAACTGGTGCAGGAACTGTAGGACACATGGCTTCTAATGCCGTGCCTAAAGCTTACGCACAATCAACTGTTATTGATGGTACATCATCCGCTTTAACTAGTGGAGATGTCTATCAAGCAATTAACGTACCAGCTAATTCTGTTGTACTAAGTGCAGGAATCGATGTGATTACTGCAGGTACTGGAACTGGTACTTTGGCATTAGGCGATGGCTCAGTAACTTACGTTGCTGCGGCTGTACAAACTTCAGCAGGTCAAATGACTTCTGGAGATGCTCTTGCTGAACTTGCTGTTACTTATGCAGCAGCAGATACACTAGATGTAACTGTTGCTACTGCTGATGTTAATTCTAAAGTCCGAGTATGGGCTGTTTTAATTGACATTGACGGAATGGGTGACACTGAGTCTGGCGACACATATGCCTAAATAATGTCTTTGGTGGGGGGTATTAAGTACCCCCTGCCTTTTACAAGGAAAAATTATGAAGAATTTATTTTTAGTTTTTATAGTTTCTGTTTTTCTAGTAGGATGCGGTAGTTCAAGAATTATGTTGAACGCTGATATTCCAGAATCACAAGCTATAACTATCGAAATTTCTACTCAAGATAACGAAACAGTAGAATAGTGATTAAAACAGTAGGAATAGAATTATTGAAAATAAGCCTATGTATTTTCATGGTGCTTTTTTTGTATTTAGGAATAGCTTCTTTTAAGCTACAGGAATACACAATTTTTCTAAGCCTATTACCTATTAATGTTGCGATAGGGTGGTTTATATACCATAGATTAAAACATGGCTGAGTCAACTTTTATCTCAGCAGCAGCAACACCAGGAAATACAAGCAGGACAGATGTATATACTTGTCCTAGCAATTTTAAAGGGATTGTAAGATTTATAAACGTAGGCAATGTAAACGCATCAGCAAAAACAGCGATGCTAGAGTGGTACGACTCTTCAGCTACTACCTACTACCCTATTACAGGTTCTAAGTCTATAGACGGAGAAGGGTATATAAATCTAACAGATATGTTTTTAATATTAGAAGCAGGTGACAAAGTAACAGTCACAGCAGGAACAGCAAGCACAGTAACAGCAATAGCAGGTGTAGAGCTGATATACAATCCTCTAACAACATAGGCAAAACATGGCTACATTTCTTACACTAGTAAATAACGTATTAACAGAATTAAATGAACCTACATTAGCTTCATCAGCAGATTTAAGTGCCGCAGCTACTACAGTAGGAATACAAACATCAGTAAAAGAAAATGTAAATAAATCTATAAGAGATATAGCCACTTCAGAAGTAGAGTGGTCTTATCTATATGCTTCAGGCACACAAGCTTTAACTGCTGGTATACAAGAGTATACAGTTACTACAGCAGCTTCTACAATAGATTGGGATAGTTTTGTTTTAGTACCTACAGAACTAACAACTAATGGAGAGTTTACAAGTAACATAACTAATTGGACTGCATCTAACTCAGGTACTGGAAGTGCTACATACTCTTCAGGTGCACTATCTTTAGCAGCAGGTACTGGCACTAGTGCTGTATACCAAGAGCTTTCTTTAACTAGAGGTAGAACATATATGGTTTCATTTGCTATGAAAAATGCTTCTACTTCAGGCACAGCAATAAGTCCTAGTTTAGCAGTTTCAGTAGGAACAAGTGCTTTAGCTACAGATGTATCTACAGGTACATATACTTCTGCAGGAGGATCAAACGATGAAGGCGATCTTAGCTATCACAGCTTCACATTTAAAGCTTCTGCTACAGCACATTATTTAACAATTAAAAACGAAACTGCATCATCTACAGTACTGGTAGATAATGTTAGTGTAAAAGAAGATGTTCATCCTAAATCATTAAGATACTTAAATGAGGATGAATGGAGAGAAAGAATAGTTGGAACAGATAAAAATCAAAACCCTGACCACTTTGCAGAACCACAGTATGTATATAGAACTGTTGCTTCTACTTCAGCACTTACGTTTGGGGTCTCACCTGTTCCAGATAAAAGCTCTTATACTGTGGAGTTTGATTATTATACTTCCCCAACAGACCTATCTGCGTCAAGTGATACGCCTAGTGTACCGACTCGTTACCACGATCTGATAGTTAAAAGAGCTGTCTATTATACATTACTTACTCGATCTGACCCACAGTTAGCTCAAGTATACTTACAGGAATATAGTTTTGGTTTACAACGAATGAGAACAGATTTGATAAATCGTAAAAATTATATGTTTGCAGTCTAATGGCAGACATGTTGAACCCATATGTAGTTGACCTAGTAGGAGGTCTTGTACTGAATAAATCTATGTTTGAAATGCAACCAGGAGAAGCTTTAGAATTGACAAACTTTGAACCAGATATAGGTGGTGGTTACAGAAGAATAAACGGCTTTGCTAAATTTAATAGTAACGAAGTAACTTCAGGAACAACCACAGGTGCAATACTTATGTCTGCTATTTATAAAGATAAAGTTATAGCAGCTAGAGGTACAGAAGTATTTAAGTTAGGGGCTACTGGTGCTGTAAGTTCTATAGATACAGGCAGAACTAGTGCAGGCAGGTATGATTTTGATGTCTACAATATGGATGGAACAGAAAGAATAATATGGGCTGATGGAGCTAATAACGCTTCTCATTATGATAATAGTTCAGTAACAGATGTAACTGCGACTGGTGCTCCAGCTAACCCTAAATATGTAAAGATATTTAAAAACCATGCTTTCTATGCTGGTGCGTCTGCGGCACCTCAAAAATTAATATTTTCTGCTCCTTATAACGTAGGAGATTTTACACCTGCCAATGGTGCAGGCTCTATATCAGTAACTAGTGATATAGTAGGTTTAAAAGTATTTAGAGAACAATTATATGTATTTTGTGAAAACGCTATATTTAGAATAGTAGGAAATAGTGTTGCAGATTTTCAAATGCAACCAGTAACAACTAATGTAGGTTGTGTTGCTCCACAAAGTATACAAGAGGTAGGCGGTGATATTATTTTCCTATCTGCAGATGGTTTAAGAACAGTTGCAGGTACAGAAAAAATTGGTGATGTAGAATTAGGAGTGATATCTAGACCAGTACAAAGAAGATTTACAGAATTAAATTATACTGATGCAGCAGACACTATAACATCCGTAGTTATACGAGCTAAGACACAATATAGAATTTTCTTTTCTGATAGGGCAACAGAAACAGAAAGTAAAGGTGTTATAGCTGTGTTTAGAGGAGATAGATGGGAGTTTTCAGAAATAAAAGGAATAAAACCTAATTGTGCTGATAGTGGTTACATATCTAATGTAGAGACTACTGTACATGGGGGATATGATGGGTACATATATAAACAAGAAACAGGAAGTACGTTTACTAACGCTGGTAATTCTACAATAACGATAAAAGGAAGATACAAATCAGCACACTGGACTATGGGAGACCCAGGTATTAGAAAAAGATTTCATAGAGCAATATTAAACTATAGACCAGAAGGATCATTAGATACCAATCTAGGTTTAGAATATGATTATGGCTCTGACGATGTTTTAAATCCAAATAGCATATCAATAGCAGGAGCACAGGAGGGTGCAGCCGTATATGGTAGTGCTGTTTACGGAACATCAGAATATGGAGGAGCAGAGTTTGTATTGGTAAGACAGCCTATAGTAGGTTCTGGTTTTGCAGTAGCATTACAATTTACAGATTCAGCTACAGAAACATGTAGTCCTTATTCATTAAAAGGATTTAGTTTAGAATTTGCAGCAGCAGGTAGGAGATAATAATGGCAGGTTATTCAGCAAGACAATCAAGTTTTACTACAGGAGATACAATAACAGCAGCTCATAGTAATAATGAGTTTAACCAAATATTGGCAGCTTTTCATGTATCTACTGGGCACACCCATGATGGTACCACAGCAGGCGATGGTGGACCCCTTTCAACACTATACAGCAATGCTATCAGTATGGGTACAGGTGCAGATACAGATATTGTATTAACATTTAATGCTAACACTAGTGATGGTGTTATTACTTGGATGGAGGATGAAGACTATTTTCAATTTTCTGACGACATACTATTAAGCACCACAGAAAAAGTACAGTTTAGAGATACTGCAATATACATTAATTCATCTACTGATGGACAATTAGATTTAGTTGCTGATACAGAAATACAGATAGCTGCTACTACTGTAGATATAAATGGTAACGTAGATATATCAGGTTCACTTACTTTAGGCGGAACTGCTATAACTTCTACAGGTGCAGAGTTAAACATACTTGATGGTGTTACAGCAACAGCTACAGAACTTAATATACTTGATGGTGTAACTGCAACAACTTCGGAACTTAACATATTAGATGGTGTAACTGCAACAGCTTCTGAACTTAATATATTAGATGGCGTAACTGCAACAGCTTCTGAATTAAATATACTTGATGGTGTAACATCGACTGCAACAGAATTGAATTTACTTGATGGCTCTACAGCAGGAACAGTTGTAGCATCAAAGGCAGTTGTAGTTGACTCAAACAAAGATTTGACTGGTATGAGAAATCTAACTATTGCAGGTGATCTTACTATATCTGGTGATGATTTATTTATGGGAACAAATACTGCAGGTCATCTTCTTATAGCTGATGGAACTAACTTTAATCCTACAGCAGTAGGAGATTTGTCTGAAATATCTACTGTAGCAAATGATGATGTTTTACTAGCCGTAGACACTTCAGGTGGTGGTTTGAAAAAAATTACTAGAAGCACCCTTATTGCAGGTATTTCTGCAGGCACAGAAATTAGCAACGTTGTAGAAGATTCTACTCCACAATTAGGTGGTGATTTAGATGTAAATGGTAATGCTTTAGTTTCTACATCAAACGGCAATATAGCTCTTACACCAAATGGCACTGGTGTTGTAAGAATAGATGGTAATGTAGATATACAAACAGGTGAAATTGTTCTTAAAAATGGTGGTTCTGTTTCTAATATTAAATTTTATTGTGAAGCAAGTAATGCTCACTACACACAATTACAATCTGCAGCACAC